ATGCAAAAGCAACTTGCAGCACCGCACTATGAAACCCTAGCCGATTACTTGGAGTACACACTGCAGACAAAGCGCGATATTCACGTTTGCATAGAGAATTGCCCAATCATTGATATACTCCGCTATATCAATCCCGAGGATCTATCTAGAGTTTTTGGTCATCAACCAAGAGATACGGCCTGGCACCTTCATCGCCTCGGCTTTAACCCCAAGTTTTACGGATACCGTTGTTTGCTTGTCGCAATTCCACTTCTTGCAAGCAATCCTACAATGTTAATGAAAGAAATCTATCTTGAAATTGTCAAGCAGTGTAACTATCGCGACTCTCGCAGTATGGAGCGCGCAATCAGAACGGTTATCCAAGATGCCTGGGAACGGCACGATCCAAAGATATGGTCGCAATATTTCCAATACAATCAAGAAGGCGATATTGAAAAGCCCACTGTCAAGCAATTTATATACCGCCTTGCAGAAGAAATTGTACAATAAAAAAACACCCCTCTCTGGAAATTGATCCAAAGAGGGGTGTTAAGTGTTATTGGGTCACATTATTAGGAGGGTGGATTGCTTGTACTATAGAATCCTCAATCGTTTGCGGGATATACTCTACTTCTTCCGGAACGGTGCCGGTGGGTTCTGTATTAACTTGCACCACAGGCTTGTCCTCGGTCTTCTTGCTGGACTGCGTGCCAAAGTAGAAGCCGACGATCATCGTAAAGATGGTGAGGTACTGCTCTGCCGTGATCTTACCGCACATTGCCAGCACAAAGAACCCTAACGTCAACAGCAGTGTCATAATGGACTTGACGTCGATCAGTTTAGCCAATTTTGCTTTCATACTATGTATCCTCCTTAGTTGTGTGTATGGTATTTTTCCAGGTCTGCGATACGGTGATTGATCACCCTGATCTGTTCTTTCAGCACCGGAATCTCCAACGCAAAGTTATTATGCTGCCGGACTTCACGGGTCAATTCATCAATCTTGGTGTCCATAACCGCCTGTGCCACCGCTGCAGCTTTTTCGTTCTTCTTTGCGGTAACTACAGACGTTACGACCACGCCCGCAAGGGACAGACCACCGGTGATCAGTGCTACAATGATTGCTTCTGTCATCTGCAGTACCTCACCTTAGGAGCTGATTTACTCTGTCCTGGATCGCTTTGCGTTCTTCGGCAGTGTAACCGGCCTCTGTAAGATTCTTAGTACGTTCTGTACCATTGCCCCAGGGATTCGGATTGCCATATACGATCTCTTGTGCGACTTCCTCAATGGATTTCTTGGCAGACTTGGGCGGTTCTGCAGGAGCTGCTTCCGCTTTGCTTTCCACGATAAAACCATTGAAGCCAGCTGCCTTCAGATCGGCAAGCTGCTTTTCAGCATTTGCCTTAACACGGAAGGCACCCACCTGTACCCGATAAAGGGTGTCGCTCTTAGTCTCACGCATTTCCACCTCGATCATATCAAGGAATCTCTGCCAGCCCATATCAAGGGTTCTGTGGGGACATCTCTTGCCGTCAAAGTCCTGATGCTTCTTTACCCGGTCAATGCCCCAACCCTTTTCTTTTAAGCCCTGCGCAATGAACTTAGCGGCTAATTTTTCAGCAGAAACGAATTTTTCGCCTCCGGACAGAGAATAACAGATCTCAATGCCGATACCCTTGCGGTTGCCGTCACCTTCTCTGCCGTCTCCTGCGTGGTAAGCATTGCGATTTTCGGGAATGCCCTGCACGATCTTCTCATTGTCGATGGCATAGTGGAACGATACCTTGTTGTCGTTCCGTAGCATATATGCGATCTCATTTTCTGCCGGGGCATCGTTTGCTGTGTTATGTACCACATAAAATTCCGGCGCCATTTCAAACGGACATTTGATGCTGTACTTGGATGCAGGCACTAGATTTCTAATAACTTCCATTTCTTACGCCTCCTTGTCTTCCGGTGTATACTTCACCCACAGAGCCTCAGTACCGGGCGCACCGGGTTCCCATACATTCTGGCCCTCAAACACAGACTCCCACAGTTCACCGTTGTGGGAAACGATTGCGCCGTACTGATAATCATCGCAGATGCCGTCCCAGGGCTTCCAAACGGGATATGCAGGCTGTTCGTCATTGCTGCCTTCACTGTTGCCGTTCTCTATAGCAGATACACGAGCTTCAACAGCGGTGATTCTGTCAGACAGGGATTTCATCATCACCAAGGTCTCCGGGCGTTCTGCATCCGGGGAAACGCCACCGGATGCCATTGCAAGCAATGCATCCATCTGCGCTTCGGTCAGATCTCCCAGAATGTACATCTTCTTGATCTTGTGCTGGATTTCGGTCAGCTTGTAACCGCCAGCGGAGATTACGCTTTTAATAACATCATACATATTTCATCTTCCTTTCATCAGGCGTTGTTCACGATGGCAGCGGCGAGTTCGGCAAACTTGTTGTCAATGTAGGTCTTGGTGTCTGCACTGTATTTAACCGCCATATTTGCGCCGCAATCGTTGAATACGGTTGTGTTGGGTTTGTTGGTGTGCAGTGCCTTGAATGCGGCAATTTCTTCAGCGGTTAGGGGCGTTTCAATGGGTGTGTCGAGGGCATAATTGACTGTCATCGGAGATGCAGCAAGAAATCTTTTGAAGCCGTCTACATCAGCAGTGTTCAGCGCCGATTTTGCTATTCTGAAATAGAAGGTTCTAATCGTGTGTTGTGCGCCTTCAATATCGGCAACATATATGCTGGCAGCTTTAAAGTGTGAACTCAAAAAGTCGTTACCAACAACATTGCCAACATCGGCAGAATCCGGAATCCCGATTCTGAACATTGTTGTGTTCGTCAGGGGATGTTCGGCATACCATATTTCGTCATTGGACCCGTCAAACACTTTAGTTCCAATTCTCTGAATATACACTCCCCGGGTGAAGTCTACAGTATCAGAAATATAATACTTCAGTGTTTCTTCATCCCACCGCACACCATCCATAAGGACTTCGCTGGCTTTAATGACATCCGGGATGGTTGTGCCAAGAGGACTGCTGTGGAAACCGTTGGGAGTCGGTATTGTAATGGTTTGTACCTTGTAGGGTTCGTATTCGGTTGCAGCAGCGCCCTCTTCGATCTGTGCGTTTGTTGCTTCAATGGCAATTCCGTCCCCGGTTGGGTATTTGTTTAGAACATGCAGCGCATCTGCATCACAAAGACCGTCATTAGTTGCGGTAAACCTGTAAATATATCTGTTCAAGCCCGGAGTTACATCGAACTCCGTATAGAAGAGCACATTCGATAAGCCATTCCAATATGCCTTTGTAGCCGCATCTGCTTTCAAATATACGCTGATTGTATATTGTTTGCCTTTCTTGATGCTGCGGAGATCCTTTGCTGTTACAAGCGAAGCATAGCCTGTGGATGTTTTGAACTCTAGCAAGTCTACAATGTTCTTGCCGAACACCGTAACCACGGGATTTTCCACGCTGACCAGTTCCACGGGGTTTTTGGGTGTGGGGGTACCGTTCTGCGTGGTTTTGCCGTAGAGTGTTAGGCCTTTGAACTTCAGATTGGATGCGTCGTTCAGTGCGATCGCAGAGCCGGTTGCTGTATTAACAATTACTCCTGTCTCTTCAACAGCAGAAAGATGTGCAGAGACACCGTTAATAGCCGAGGCAAGTTTCCCCCTCTCAGTTACACCTGTTTCTGCAACAGCAGATACCTGTGCAGACACTTCATTGATAGCTGAAACAAATTTTTCCCTATCCTCTGTTGTTAATTCTTCAAGAGAGCCGATCCTTTCCCGCGCGGATCCATCCACGATTTCATATGTTACATTTCCCTCTGGCCCTTTGACCGTAAAAGTTTTCATATCAGGCATTTCAGGCATAATATCATTCCTCCTTTTAGTCCGTTTTTTAGTCGCGGCAGATCCACGAGCAATCTGAAAGTATGAAACCTTCAGTTTCTTTGTCAAATTTCAACACACATTCTGCGTCTGAAGTCTCACAGATGACGCCCTCTGTTCCTGTCCACGCAAAGCCGGCATCCGTTCTGCTAATTATACCCAGTACTCCGTTTCCCACAACGAGGAGCGTTTGTGCTGCGTTTTCAGGTGTGATCCATAGTTGAGATTCCCGGGTACGGAACTTACTCAAACAGATGCCATTAACTCCCTGGGGCGCGAAAACAGGCACATTGAATTTAAAATCATTTTCCCCCCAGTCAAACACCGGTACGCCCCGGTTGACGGTGGCAATGCGGTCAATTTCCGTCAGGGCATCGGTTGCTGTGATCTGGAGAGTATGGGCGCTTTGATAGGAAAGGTCGGTGAGCACCACCTCACCCTGGTAGGTATTTTCAGAAAGGGTGTAGGGTATCTCCACCTCCCTGCCATCCGGTAGACGGCAGGTAAGAATCAGCCGGTTCTCCCCCAGAGGGAATTCTCCGTCAAAATACTGTCCCCACACCTGCAGCCGCACCCGTCCGCTGGTAGGGTCTACCCGCTGGGCGGACACATTGCAGGTAAGGAGCACATAGTCCACCATTTCCAAAGGAAGGGGTTTCCGTGTTGCATAGCCACGGCTGTCGGTGACCACCAACTCCAGTTTGTTGGTCACTGCCAAAAATTCCAAATCGGGCTTGCCGTTCACAAGCACAGATTGGATGGTCGCGCCCTTTTGCCCCCGGGCATCCACCTGACATTTTACGGTGGATACCCCCCGTACCAGGATGTTGGCATTGCCGGTAACGGCAAAGGTTTGGGGATTGACATCCTGCGCCGTAAAGGTCACATCCGGTGCGCAAAGGGCAGGGCTGGCAGTTACGGTAATGCGGGCTTCTTCCCTGCCGATGACGGTAGTGCCTGCGTAGGTAGTGAGCTCCAGGGTACAGGTTTTCCTCTTGTCATTGGGAATCTCCTCATAAAAGCCCTCCGGTATGAAAAATCCAACGCTGGTATCCGAGAATATCTCCTCTGTTTCTACGGCATTGCCCCTTGCGGAGATATAGCCAGACTGACTGCCGAAGGTGTATTTTACCGAATGGGTAAAGTCCTGGCTGTGCCGGGTAATTGCCAGCATCGATACCTCTCCGATGTTGGCGCTGGTGGCACGGAGGGTCGATACCCGGGGGATATCCGACAGGGCAAGCGTCCCTGTGCCGGACATAGGGCCGGGGGTGTAGTAGCCGGCAGTCATATCGATGGAAAAGGCCACCGGCACAGTCAGTGTGCCATCGGTATTGTGGACAAGGGTCAGTTCACCCTGGAAAATATCCAAATACCCGTTTTTTTCAATGTCCACCGCCGGTTCATTCTCCCGGTCACGGACAGCAATGGTTTTGCCGTCTATAACAAGGCTTGCCCCCAGGCCATAGCCGTAGAAATACCGGGCACCGGCATACAGCCGCAGGCGGTAGGCTACCGTGGAGGTATTGTCCACCTGGGAAACGGCAGTTTCTTTCAGCAAAAGCTCCAGCCGGAAATAGTGGTATTCCTCACTTTCCGTGCTGCCTACATTGTATATGTATTCCATAGTTCCTCCTATAAACCTCATCCACCGCTAAAGCGGTCCCCCTTCCCCAAAGGGGAAGGTCAACCCTCCCCTTTGGGGAGGGTGGCCGAGCATAGCGAGGTCGGGTGAGGTGTTGTACCCCACTATAAATAAAAACAGGCGGTGCGGTTAGATTCGTAATCTTCAAATCGGGCGTGGTCGCCCACCTCCAGGTAATTGCGCACCTTCACATCCGTGGCAAGCACGCCCCGGGCATCGGCACGGAGCATAGTAGTATCTCCGCGGTTTACAAACATACCGGTTTCGTCCAGCTTATTGATCATTTCGCTGCCGGAGCGGTGGATGGTCACGGCAGAGCCGTCGATGGTAAGACCAAATTCGTTTTCCACCTTGGAAACGCCCTGCTCAGTTATGGTCTTGACAGTTGCCGACAGCTCTGTGGCGCTTTGGGAAAGCTGGGTAAGCTGGGCAGTCAGATTTCCCTGCTGGGCGCTCTGCCGGGAGACCTCGGCAGCAATGCCGCTGACCTGCAAATTCAGTTTTGCAAACTCCTGTTCCCCTTTCCGGTTTTCCACCTGCAGACCGTCCACATCCATCTTTAGATTCAGGACCTTACCGGCAAGCGTCTCATAGGTGCGGTTATTGACAACAGTGGTACTATCCCTTTTGGCAGAGCCGGTACATTCCAGCGTCATCTTCTGTCCGGACTGTGTCCTGGTCATAATATAGGCAGTGATAATTTTTCCGTTCCGGTCGATTATCTTCACGATATCGCCTGCCTGGATGCCTAGATGCGTAGGGATAGACACCTTACAGGGTGTATACGATACATCCTTCAGCTGCTCATACAGTGCCTTAGCGATCGGCTGCAGGGCCTCTGCACTTAATGCTGTCAGCAAATGGTTTCCGGTGATGATATAGGTATTTGCCTCACCTGTATCATCGGGGTATATTGTCCCCACATCTTCCTCGTTCTGCCGGATCTGCACCTTCTCAATTTTCTTTACGGCGTAATCCTCATAGGATAGACTGTTTTGGAAGTAATACAGCTGTGTGTATGTGCCATAGCTTTCCAGCACTACATTGCCGTCGGCATACTCCACAACAGCAAGGAGATCTGATGAGATCTCCACGTTGCCGTTGTCGGCAATGACACTGATTTTCGCAGATTCAAAAGACAGATCCCCAGTACTTGGGGTATATTTAACTTCCATCTCAGTAGCACTATTCGTACCGATGGAAGGGGAAGAAATGGCTGTATACCACGCAAACTCTACCTGGCCATCCGGCGTCGCTCTGCAGAATCTGCCGGCGATCTCTCCAATCCACCGCATAAGCTGTCTGCCGGTGATACCGTCCGCAGAAAACTTCTGGATCTGATAATCGCCATTGGGCAATTCCTCATTAAGAAGCTCAAGTCCACAGGCGCTGCAGACCAGTCTGGCAAAATCATACAGACGGTATGGCCAGCCTGTGCGGGCCGCAAGCCACTGGGTAAGATCCTTGTCTAGCCAGCTAATACGGTCATAGGCGGTAATGCTTAGCTTGTTTGCGCTGGACCGGGTCGGCTTTTCCAGGGTAAACAATCCTACTTTCTGGCGTGCTCTATCATCTTCTACTCTGTAGACTGCGATCTCGTCTCCTGCGTTGACGGAAAGCGCGCCATTGGGTGTCAGCAGCTGCGCCTCCACCATATTAGAGCAAACAGAGCCCAGGGTTAATTCCTGAGCTCCATTTACACATTCGGTTATTGTGGAGCTGATTATCGCATTCTCTGTTCCTCGGCCGGAGAACAGTTCCGTGCCATCCGGCAGCACTATGAGTGTCTTTAACACAGCGCCACCTCCTAGCACTCAATAATATTGAATTTCAGGTTCTTATAGAGCCCCAGCCGGGCATTATGGTATGTAATGCTTTCGTTGGAGCAGTAGGCTCTCGTATCAACAAGATTGCCATCTAAATCACGGTGGGTAAAGTAAAATTCAGATTTGCCGGCAAACAGTAAGCGCATATACCGGTATTCCTCCACTGTAAGCTGAGAATAGTTAAAGCCCCACGTGGCCACACGCTCCCGTACTACGATGCGGTGCATAATGCCGCTTTCATCTCGGCCGGAATCCGAGGAGTCCAGATCCGCAAAGGACAATGACACATCTGCATCCGGAACGAGCATAGGCTGTCCGTCGATCAGGTAATCTTCAAAGAATCTCACAGCGCACCTCCTCGCATTACAGCCTGCTTTCTGCTGTATCTGGCAACTGCATTGCCAATCACATCATCGCCGATCTGGATACCAAGCACAGCCTCCAGGATCTCCCGCTGTACACCAACTGACGCCTCAAAGCCGGCAAGAATCGCCTGTGTCTGATCTGTCATAACCAGAGCAACGGCTTCCTGGATTGTTGAGAGTGGCGCTTCGACGTTTGTTCCGTGCCGCTGATCACCAACCATTGCCAGGAAAGGCTTGTTTGCGGGAAGTACTGCGCCCCTTGCCAGCTGCGGCACTTCAAGTCTTTTTATATTGAACCCAATACGTCCTCCACCTAGAACATCAGGCAACTGGAATCCAAATGCATTTAGCTTATCAATCAAAGAATTTAATCCATCGAATATCCGTTTCAAGAATCCATTGATAGCGCCTTTTGCTAAATCGCTCCACCATTTTGCTGTGAAATACTTAGCAATATGATTATTCCAAATGTCTTTCACCGGTTGCCAAATGTTCTCAACGAAGCCTTTTCCAACCTTTTTAAACCAATCGCCCATTTTCTTTCTTGTGGTTTCATACTTATTGGGATCCAAACCGGCCTTAATATCCCCAGGAATGTCCTCCATAAATGTTTTCTGAGCAGCATCGCTCATTTCGCTCATTGATTTAGCAAGCAAATCCCTACATTCCTCGGCGGAAATAGATCCTTCATTGTAAGCCGCCAGGATACTTTCCTTACACTTATCATAACTTCCTGCTTCTTTTCCTAAAGCAATTTCATTCTCCAACGAAGCGAGCGTTTCAGCCTTCTTTGCCTCATTGAGAGCCGCCGTGCTTTCCGCTAAAGCCTTTTGCTTCTCCTCATTGTCGAGATAGGCCTTATATACTTCTTTTTGCGCAGCTGTCATATCCGCGTAATCTAAAGTGCCACTCTGGACTTGCGCATAAAGTTCCTCGCCAGTTATTCCAGCAGCCGCTTCCGCATCCTTCAATTTTGTTAATGCAGATTCAGCCGCATCTACCGCATTGATATAGCCATTCTCCGCCTCTGCCGCAGCTTCCTTCGCTGCAGTTAGATTCTTTTGTGCCTCTTCAACACCCATAATTGCCGTTTCCTCTAACAAAATAGCAGCAACAAAAGCACCAACGGCCACTACTGCAGCAATAATAGCTGAAAGTAGCACGGACAAGCCAGCAGTGGCCAAACCCACTGCTGTTGCAATAGCTCCACCAATAATCAGAATCGTATTCTTTAAGCTCGCACCATTCTTTATAAAATCCTTAACACCCGTAACAACCAAAGTAATGCCAGCCGCCACAGCAGCGATGCCCGCAATTATAGAAGCTCCCTTGCCAAAAGCAAAATCCATTGCCTCAGTAAAGGTTCCAGCACCACTGGAGGTTATTGCAAACACCTCACCTAGCTTACCTATTATTCCAACAGCATTTAGGTTCTTGATACTCTTTACAAAACCTGTGATAGCATTAAACGATTTTATACCTAACGCCACTGCCTTAATCGTTATCAGTGATGTGATGATGGATACAAGTGCCGTTTGCGTTGCCGTTAGTCCATTAAGAAACTCGCTGAACGATATCTTTCCGGATATAAGATCTCCAAGATCGCTGAACAAATCTGTCATCTCTTCTAACGTGTCTATAAACACATCTCCGGTCCATTCCGCCACAGGTTTTAAAAAGTTTGACCATAGTCTTTCCAGCGCCGGCCATACTGCATTGATCACTTTCCCAAAGGTGTCAAATGCTTGTGCCAACAACTCTGCAACTTTGGGTGCCGCCTTTTCTATTGTCCACTTTCCAAATGGTACAAGAACATTAAACCAAGCCCACTCCAACTTCTCCGATATTTGGGATCCCAAGTTAGATAGAGCCTTGCCAAGCTCTGAAAGCGCTTCCTTTGCAGGTGCTAGGTCAATTTGCCGTATCGGCTCAAAAAACTTTTTTATCCGGTCGACAAGAGATTGTAGTGCTGGGGACATCGTGTCCGCAACCTCTACGCTTGCAGTTATCGTTTCATTGGTGCCGCCACCGCTTTCTGAATCGCTAACGCTTGGTGTATCTTTATCCTGCAACTGATTCAGCTCGTCGAATCCACTCAGGGATTTCTTTGCAGCATTCCCTGCCTCATTTATGCTTTCAGCAAATTCCTTTTCCGCCTCAGAACCCTTCTCAGCAGCATTGGTCATAGCTTCAGTTTGTGTAGTAGCTTTACCAAACAAACTGGCAACTACTGTCGAAATCTTAGAAGCTAAATTGTTCAGTACACCTACCAGATTGTTAAGCAGTTTAACAGTTGGCGTCAGCACGGTAGTGAGAGATTGTCCCATAGTCCCCATAAATTGCTGCCACTGCATACTGAGGATGCGCGTCTGGTTCGCCCAGCTGTCTTGTGTTCGCTCAAAATCACCAGCCGCAAGAGAGAGGGCATCCGTCACAAAGGCATACCGAAGTGCCACCAGTTCCGCCTGAGACATTGTCTCAATATTGGCGTTCATACCTTTTTCAAGGGCAAACTGTTTTAGGTTAGTCTGAGTCATAACCACGCCCAAAGACTTTAACGCTTCTGATTCGCCTGTGAATATGCCTTGCAATTTCTTGGCGGCATCTTCCTGGTCTAAGTTATAGAACGATGCGACATCTCCGGACAGCCCTGCCAATGTTATAGACATATCACTTGCAGCTCCGTCAGCAACTCCCATACCTTTTGCCATAGCCATATAGGTAGATGCCGTTCGCTTTGCTGCCAATTCGGACATACCGAACTTTGTAATTGCCGTAGAGGCAAATTCTTCCGCTGCACCTGCCATCGCGCCAAAGGAAACATCAACAACATTCTGGACTTCCTCCAAATTGGATCCCAATTCGATTGCTGCCCTGGAGAAATCAACTATAGCCTTTACAGAAAAAGCTGCGGCCATAATGCCACCAAGTTTTCCGACAACAGATTTTAATCCTCCCAGAGAGCCGGATATGTTGTTTATTCCTTTTTCTAACCCCCTGTTATTCAGGCCAGTGTCGATTACAACTTTTCCATCAGCTTTTGACACAACTTCACCTCCCTGCAGTTATTCACCGAGCAGCTTTTTCAGCCGTTCTTGTTCTGCCAGATCCTCGGCAGAGTATTTTTTCTTAAAATCGATCCGGGACTTATTTTCCCGGTAATAGTCCTGTTCCCATTTTTCCAGTTTCTTGCCACGGCGCAGCTTATCCCGGATGGATACGATCGTGGATAACTGGCCTTCGCCAATCGCCTGGAAATACGCAAGAAATGTCCACCAATGCAAATACGGTAGGCTGCGGATCTCTCTGCCGGCGACCTTGTTTACATCCGCAATGATTGCCTTTGCATCCTGCTCCCAGTCCAGAAGCTTAGGACCGGGTTTAGAATCCTTTTCGCCACAGGATATGAAAGCCGCCAAATATTCCATAGACTCTTGCATATCCTTTGCCGGCATCTCCCCTTCAAAAAAGAGCGCGACAGCAATCCGCCACCGCAAATACTCCGGGGTGTCAGGATCATCCAGATAACCCATAATTTCGAGGATATCTCTGTAGTCCGTATGCAATTCATACTCCGTACCGCCGATCGTCGCGGTTTCCGGAAGTGCCCAGGGTGTCATTTCTGTGCCCGGCGCTGTGCCCGGTTCTTCTGTGCGAGCTGAACCGCATCGCCCACCCGCTGGTCAGCGCATTTTTGCGCACCTTCCTCAATAATAGGCAGCAGTGCCTGCATCAGATTAGTAATCACACGTTCATCGTTGCCGGCAACAGCCAGAAGATTCACACCGCCCAGCAGTTCGTCAAAGTCATTGCCCTCGCCAAATACATCGCTGAGGATCTCCTTGACTTTTGTATCCGCTTCCTGCATCAGACGGATCGCAGCCTCACCGCTGTTTTCAGCATTATTAAGACTTTCGCCCTTTGCGACCAGATCCTTCTCGATCTGTTGGATCTGCTCCGCTGCGTCAAAAAATCGCGCATATACATTCGGGTCGCTGGGGTTGAATCGCAGGACACCGTTATCGTTGATTTGATATTCTTTTACGCCACTGTCGAAAACAATCTTTTCCATAATAGCCTCCATATAGAGTTATCCCGCCCCAGTTTCTGGGACGGGATATCTTTTGTTATTACGCGGGGGTGAATTTCTTAGTGGACACATTAAAAGTGCCCTTTGTGCGAACACCGGTAAAGTGCAATGTAAAGGGGATCTGATAGCCGGTGGTGTCTCCACCGTAGGAAGTGACCTCAATATAAGCTTCTTCCTTAATAGCGGGATAATCACCAGCCTCAGACTCATCCCACAGCTTCACCTCGACCACATCGGTCTTCAGCTCATCCAGGACCGACTGATTGTCAATGATGTCCTGCAAACGGGTAAACAGCGGGGAATCTTTCTCCGCGTAGTAAGGCTCAACAGAGCCTGTCTTCTCATAGCTGGAGATGAGAATGGAAGTTTCTCCAAGAATATTCTTCTTGGTATCGACCTGCGCAGCCAGCTCGGGGCTAAACTCTTCCAGGTCTTTACCCAGTCGCTCATAGGCTTCCTCACCGGTCTTTGCGGTGTTGATATAGTGCGCCAGGTACTTGCGTTCAATTTTTGCCATTTAATTCACCTCATATTTTTTGATAAAGTTAATCGATAACAGCACCGTATAGATTCCGGTACCGTCGGCATCGGCATATGCCAACTCGCCATTTTGTGCCTTGACTGTTTCACTCTTGGGATCATCACCGAAGGCAGGTATCTTCCGCAAGATACTCTGCTCCTGAATCCATTGCTGCAGCTCCAGCAGCCACTCTGCATTCTCGGTGGCGCCGACATCATCCTCCGGCGATTTGGGGAATACGAAGTGGAGTGCAAAATTCAACTGGTTTTCCACAGTGATATTGCCAAGAATATCCTCCGAACTGGAGATCTCCTGCAGGCCTGACGGTGCAATACTGCTGCCTTCGGGAGCTTCGGAGTAATAGTCCACCTTTAGCCCGTGGGCCATTGCTATCTTAGGATAAGACAGCAGCCAAGTGCGGATTTTTTCAAGATCAGACATAAATTACCCCTTTCTTGCCATATATCGCTGCAGATCAGCCGCCATAGCTCTTCCTTCTGCTGCGGATAACGCTCTATCCCACCTGGGACCGGCTTGCGGATTTTTTGTTTTGGTATAGACCAGATTCCGGGAGGTCAGCACCTTGACACTGCCCTTCCGGGATCTCCAGCCTTCCGGTGTCATAAAGCCGGCTGCACCGATCTTCGGGTCGATCATCACCTTGCCGTGAAATAAATACTTTGCCTGGGGTGCATCGGTAATGATATAGGGCTTCCGGATATCCGTCTGGATCTGCGTAATCTTATAGAGCGCACCGGAAAGGAACGGCATATATTTCTTGATTCGCCGCAGCACATTCTGCGTATGAAATGCCTGAGCGTCGCCACCCGGTGCAAGGCCTTTATCCCGGATGATCTGGTTAGCTTCCTTCATCGTGAGGGTAGCGGTTGTACCGTCCGGCATACGGCAAAGTATTGTCTTTTTCATCCGCCGGCCTCCGTATGCACGATCGTGCCGTTCCATTTCTTGGAATCTGCATAGCCGACTACTACTAGTCCCGGCACCTTGGAGGGTATAAAAGCCGCCCACGCCTCTCTGTCGGCGATTTCCGGACCGACACCGTCGTATACCTTATCACCAATAAAAACGCGCTGGGCGTCTCCTGGGATGACCAGCAGGAAGGAATTTGCCTCCTTACTGCCGGTCTTGTCTACGGTTTGCGTCTTTTTGTAATCTAAAAACGCACGATCATAAACTGTACGGACGTACTTATTGCCGTCCTGGTGGTATACCGTAACCGTCTGATTGCACATCCGGTAATTAACCGGGCAAGTGGGCTTATGGATGAGCATCAACCCACCCCCCGGTAAAATTCCAGATACAGACTTGCACAGCGGTACAATTCCTTTGCCTGGCCTTTGGGACTGAGATCTACCGCATTGGCAGCATTGCCATAGCTAACGGACACAGAGCCGATGGAGGCCGCTGCAACGGCACCCATACCGTTCTGTGCTGCTGTAAAATAGGCCAGGGCATCAGCCATAGCACAGACTGCCAT